CCATTTATACTGAGCGCATCAATTCAGATTAATGGTATAGAGCTCATAAACGCGTCGGAAGATTATTTCCGTCAACTCATTGCTCGTCACCATCGCGGAGGTGCGATCGCATTTGCTTCCTATATCTATGGATATCCGTTTGCGAGAAATCCTTCGGAACATCAGCCGAGTGGCACACTCAACGCAAGTAGAACACAGAATATACGACTCAATCTTACTGTGCGGCCGCCTGGAGGTTTTCTCAATCAGGAGTGGGAAGTCGCAGTCTATGTTGTGGGACTTAGATGGCTCCGTTTTGAGAATGGAATCGCAAATAAGATGTTTGATACCTAATAGAAATGGCAACGCGTAAGAATCGGTCAGGTGGTATGGGTACACGCAAGGCAGGCAAGATTCCGATGTATGCCATGACGCAGCATGGTCTTAATGCGTGGCACAAAGATATGTTTGAAAAGCTTGGCTGGATGGTACTTCTGAAGGCCAAGGGCTTCAACTACAAGATTCCGATGTACAAGAAAGGAATCGATCATTTAATCAAGGCAATCAAGCATGTTCGCAGTGAATATGAAGATCACAATCGTAAGCATGATCTAAATGTTCTTCTGATGAATGCGGAAGTGTTACATGAGTTCGCCATGAAGCACTTGTAAATTTGAAATCATTACCAGCGTCATCTAAGGTATCGTCACAATGGAGCCTCCAGCGCCTCCACAACCGCCTAGAAGGTTTGACAAATATCCTAATCTGGTGATGAAAGAGCCGCGCACAGCACATTCCTTTGCAAAAAACATCTTTGAAAATGAAGGGGCTAAGTTCCGAAACAATCCGCTTACGAACACAGACTGGTGTCATATCCATGTTGCCGTGCTTGTAAAGCGTGGAAAGATTATCGCAGAGGCATGTAATCAAGTTGGTTCACGACACATGGGATGTGGGTACAGTGATCGCAGCATCCACGCAGAACGCGCAGTTGTAAAGAAGCTTGGAAATGTTGAGCTTTTGAGAGGAGCAGACATGTATATCTTTCGCAACGGTCGCACAGAGAATAGTCGGTATTCTCAGCCATGCCAAGCATGTGAATGTTTCTTAAAGAAGTGTATGAGGGAGTATGGGCTGCGGTTTGTCTTCTATTCCATATAGTCTCTAACAGTAGGATGGTGGCCGCACTACTAAAAATCTTACAGTCGGGCATTCAGGACCTACGACTTCTACCGCCAAAAGGTCAACCTAACTTAGATTTTTTTAAGAAGGTCTTTATCAAAGCAGGCCGCTTTACAACACAGTGGGTACGTGTCGATTTTGATCAGATTCCTGACTTCGGAAAAACAGTCAACCTGACTCTTCCGAGGCAAGGACATATGATCAGTCGAATCTATATTGTTGTGAACTATCCAGACATTGTATCTCAGCAGGTTGCTGCGCAGGCAGCAGGAGGAGAAAACTTCGCAGGGCCGAACTTTGGATGGACAAACTCACTGGGTCATGCGATCTTTCAAAATATCCAGTTAAGTATTGGAAATGTCCGTGTGGAACAGTTTGATTACCGCCTTCTTGAAATCTTAGATGAATTCAAAACACCCTTGGAGAAGGTTCCGCTCGTAAATCAAATGATTCAGCGATATGACAATGGATTCAACTTTAAAAAGATTGGATGGGATCCGCAGAAGAGGCCAACACAAACGATTACACCGATTCCATTCTGGTTTTCAAATGGTGATCCAGGTTCATTTTTACCGATTGATGCTCTTAGTAAAGACTCTGTACAAATAAGTGTAACATTTGCTCCTCTTGATAGCACAATAGTAAGTGAGCTCGTAACTAAAACAACAACTACCTGTGTAAAATATCCTAAGATTCCATATGCGAAGTTTTATACATATGATACAAACTCCTACTATTATACAAATGGAATCACTCCACCTAGAACTGAGATTCCTGGCGTTACGATGCCAGGAACTCTTCCATTGGGTGATACATATATGATGGTAGAATATATCTATTTGGATAAGTCTGAAGCGAATCGCTTTCGTCTCGCAGATATTACATTACCGATTACGCAGCATTACGCAATCGAACCATTTGATACAAATAACTATTTAGAAGTAAATATACCCTTACAGATTCCAAACCCTACACGTGATCTATTCTTTTTTGCGCAACGCACAGAGGCACCTTCATACAATGCTCATTTTCTTGCGACCCGTGATTTGAGTGGAGCGGATGCGCCTATTGCGCCCTGGTGGCCAGACGCAGAAGGATTAAATTCACAGAGTCTCTCAAAAACGTATAGTCCCGCATTCAGTAAACGTGAATCTGAACCTATTGCGAGTTTTGCCCTTGTCTATGAAGGTCGTCTTGTACGCTATGGTACCGAGGCTCCAGCACTCTTTAGAAGTATTTTACCTTCTATCGAACAACGGAAAGCGCCCTGGGTAAACCGATACTATTATAATCTACCGTTTGGTGTGATGCACGGACATCTCCCTGGATCAATGCCTTCTGGAGAAGCGAACATGGACAAGATTCGTAGAATGGAACTTCAAGTGCGTCTCGCGGCACCGAAAGGTAACGCACTTGGTTCCTCCGCATCACGGTATTGGATTTATGTCTATGCGGAAACCTACAATGTTCTACGAATCTATGGAGGTCGTGGAGCACTGCTCTTTGGATATTAAAAATAGACTCTGTAGAATGCCACCGAAACGTAGTACAATCCCTCATACATTTACAGATACACTTGTGCGGCTTCAGCAGATTCTTGCCTTAATCGGACGCCCCAAGTAACTCAATCGGTAGCTCAGACTCACTAAGATCTAGCTCAACAGAGGATTCAATACCAAACTTTACTCGCATAGGAATGAGATTTGACATTTCAATACGAGGAAAACGACTTTCAGTATGTATAGACTCCTCCTTCAAGAGTGCGTTCCGAACACGCTCCGCAAATGTGGATGGAGCATGAACGAAATCATGAAAAGGAGGCGTGACTGGGCGATAGAGCGGTTGCGGTTGTTGCTTAGGTTTAGGTTTAGGACGATGAAACTTCGCAAATGTATCATTGTCGTCGCGAAAGGCGTAAGCACTAAACGGTTTGAATACATTCTTTGAACCTTCAAATCCCTTGAACTCACGAATCTGATCGGGTGTTAGAGGCTCTATAGGAACGTCTATCGGATCTGGCTTCTTAGGGTGCTCTACAAAAGTGGGGATCACCTCTTCATCGTCATCCTCCGTACTTAGGAGAGCGAACCGATTACCAGCAAGCGACATAGCTTTTTAAAATGTACCTTGAGTTTACTACTATTCAAATTTAGGATAGTCGCCATGGTAAATTTGCTCGCTTTTACTTACATAAATCTAACTACAAATAGTGATGGCTACAAATCTTGTGATCGTTGAATCCCCAGCAAAATGTCAAAAGATTCAAGGATTTCTTGGACCAGGATGGAGAGTGATCGCATCGATGGGACACATCCGTGCGCTTGAAGAAGATTTGGATGCGGTGGGCTTGAGTCGTGATTTTGAACCAAAGTTCCAGTTTCTCAAGGAAAAATCAAAGGCTATTGCGCAACTCAAGGAGGCCGCACAGGGTATCAAGAAAGTGTATCTAGCAGCAGACGATGATCGCGAAGGTGAAGCAATCGCATTCTCTGTTGCGATCCTTCTGAAGCTTCCACTAGATACGACAGCACGCGCAGTCTTTCATGAAATCACAGAAAAGGCGGTAAAGGACGCAGTTGCGGCACCGAGGACCTTAGACATGAATCGTGTAAATGCGCAACAGGCACGTGCTGTTCTGGATATGATGGTTGGATATACGATTAGTCCACTTCTGTGGCGACACATTGGTCACGCGCTGAGCGCGGGTCGGTGCCAGACGCCTGCTTTACGCATCGTAGCAGAAAAGGAAGCAGAAATCACCTCTTTCAAGTCCTCGGCTTCTTGGAGAATCAAGGGGAACTGGACCAGTAAAGGGCTTAGCTTTGATGCCGCGATGCTAGAAGATCTAGAGGATCAGGAAAATGCGATGAACTATCTTGAAAATCTACATAATGCGACGGAGGGTAAGGTTACGAATGCCGAAACACGTGGATGGACAGAGTCCGCACCAAAGCCGCTTATTACGAGTACTCTACAACAGGAAGCATCGGCTCTTCATGGATGTAATCCGAAGCTGACAATGTCAATCGCACAGCGTCTGTATGAGGCAGGACATATCACCTACATGAGAACAGATATGGCAGTTCTTTGTGAGGAAGCGATAAACGCAGCAAAATCGTGGGTAACTGAGAATGTGGGAAAGGAGTACGTTGGTGGTGTGCAGGTTCAGCAAGAGCCTAAGAAAAAGAAGTCGGTCGCCGCCGCGCCTGACGCGCCAAAGGCACAAGAGGCACACGAAGCGATTCGTCCTACGCACTTTGAAGCGCGTACTCTCCCTGTTACTGAAGATTGGAGTGCGAAGGACAGGCAAATCTACGGGCTCATTTGGACTCGCGCGATTCAATCAGTGATGGCAACCGCTCGTGGTGAAACACGCAAGGTGGTCCTCAGGGCAACCGAAGATCCATGTGAGTTTGATTGGACGACAACATTCAAGCGAACCACATTTGAGGGTTGGAAGAAGCTAGGGAAGGTTGCCAATCTTGACGATGCTGAGGAAGCAACCGATGCCGCTGAGACTCAGTGGACTGCCGCATCTGCTCTGAAGGAAGGATCAGTCCTCAACTGGACAACAATGGAAGCGTATCCGTATGAGACGAAGGCGGGTGCTCGATATACAGAAGCAACTCTTGTTCGTGAACTAGAAAAGAAGGGTATTGGGCGCCCGAGTACATTTGCTGCGCTGATCGCCGCAATCTTAGACAAGGGTTACGTGGAAAAGAAAAATACACCTGCACAGAAAGTCCAACGACAGCGATTCACGGTCCAGCCGAATCAGTGGCCGCCGAACACGATCACCTATGAACAGAGTCTCGGTGGTGAAAAGGATAAGCTTATTCCTACAGATTTGGGGAAGCGTGTAATTGGATTCTGTATCGAGAAGTTTGGCGATCTCTTTGACTACAGTTTTACGAGTCAGATGGAAACGCGACTTGATAAGATTGCGGTTGGAACTGAACCGTGGAAGCAGGTTCTACGGGACACTTGGGCATCCTACAAGGATAGATATGAGTCTCTAAAGAAAACAGATTCTATTGTACCTGATTCTAGGAATAAGCTGTTTGCGGATGGACTGAAAGCTGTCCAGAGTAAGAAGGGGCCACTATTACTGCGTGAAAGTCCTGATGGAGACAAGGAGAAGACACAGTTCTACGGATGGCCTGAGGGTGTTACGTGGGATCAGATAACTGCGGAGGCTGCTGCGGCTCATATAGCTACAAAGGCTATGGATACGGCTGCTGCTGCCTTAGGCACACTGGATGGAAAGCCGGTTGAAAAGAAGAAGGGTCCATTTGGCACGTATGTGAAATGGGGAACATTGAGTATGACGGTCAAGGGCGATGAGACCTTTGAACAGCTTGAAACGCTTCTACGCGCAAAGGCTGCGACGGTTGCCCATACGCTCGGTCCATTTGAATTCC